CTGCGACTGATCAGCGGCAAGGATTTCTTCAGCAAGCCCCATTACGTTGTCGCTCCTAGTTTGAATGCCACAGAGTATTCCTGTAGCTCTCCTACACTAGCCCGCCATGCAAGCGATTGGATGATTGCAACGCCGTTCCAATACTGCTCCCCGCCTAACCCAAACTTGTACACAACAAAGTCACAAGTCTGCCCGACTAGGGAATCAGTAATCTGACTGCGTGAGCGCATGACGAAAGACGCGGTGCCGTCGTCCGTGTCTGCTGGCCGAAACTTTTTCTTGCGGACAGTAGACGTGCGAGGAGTGACCTCAACGGTGTCAGCTTGCACGCCGTCAATAGACGCACTTGTGACTTCCTCAAAGTCAATGTCTCCGAAGTCGCCACTGATGGTGACGCCGATGCCCTGCGAACTAGTTGCCACGACGGCCTCCCGTCGTTACGACTTCACCTTGAACGTAAGCGACTGCTTTACGAGCTCGCCAACGCTGTAGGCAACACTGGAGCTTGAGACGGTTGCCGTGTAGGTCGTGCTGGCAAACACAAGGTTGCCTGACGTGCCAATAGCTAACGCGGTGGCCCCGTATGCCTCGCAGCTCACCTCGTTGTCAATGAGGGCAGGTGACTGGTAGGTGCGACTTGCACCGCTGGAGAGGCCAAGGTGCGAGTTGTCAAGCAGATCGCCGCCAGGCGTGACAGTGACGCTAGTGACGGTGTACGTGCTGCCGCTGAAGGTGAACGTATTGCCCTGCGAATCAGTCGCCATCGTGGCCTCTCCTAGTGAGTTTTGGGCGGCAAAGCCCTACTCACAAACTAGGCGACCAATAGGCACCCCTTGCAGTTACTTGCCGGACTTATCGGCTTTCTTCGCGGCGTACTTTGCAAGCTGTTTCTGAGCATTTACGAGCCCTTGCCGCAGTTCTTTTGTAAGGCTTGCGGCCACCTGCGGGCTGACTTGTTCCCATGTCTTTCGCACCGGGTGCTGGGCCTTCACGGCTGGCAGCACAAGCACCTCGCCAGCCTTGGCGGCCTTGAAAAAAGACTTAGGGTACTTCGGCGTGGCCTGCACGACCTTGCGTCCGCCCTTCACCATTCTTTGGCGACGGATGGAAAAAGGCCCAAGGCTTCCAAAACTGGACGCAATCATAAAACCACGGCTTGATCGTGTTTTGACTTTGCGCTCCTTGGTTCCGAACTCAATCCAGAACTGATGGAAAGCCCTGTCTGCACCCTTTTTCACTTTGCCGCCTTGAGCCACTTTCGCCTTTCCGGTTCCGGCCTTCACGTATCCGACGATTGCCGCGCCAGTGCCGCTTTCGGCGTAACGCACAGACTTAATTTTCACCGCTCTCGCAAGGTTGCCCGTTGGCCCTTTTGGCGAGTTTGCCTTCAACGCTGCCACGGCCGGAAGCATTGCACGCTTCACGGCTGCGCCTTGCGTGATTGCAGAAAGCCCTTTCGGCAACTGACGGAATCCTTCTCTGAGCTCCTCAAAGTCTGGGAACTCAAACTTTATGGCTGGCATTGCCATCACGTTGCCTCATTGATTCGGAAGTCAAACGTCTGCACTACTGAGTAGTACGGCAGCATCTGGTCATCGGCTGGCAAGTCCACGCCATCGGCCTCAGTCTGCAGCGTGCTCCGCTGGATCGTCACGCCGGCCGTCGTGCCAGTCCAGCCATCCACCGCCAGGCGTACCGCTCGAGCAATTGACTTCACGCTCGTATATGACGTGCCGTAGGTGGTCAGCTGCAGCGTCACTAAAGGGTTACCGACGTTGCCGGCCAGCGACTGGGGACGCTCAACGGCGGTGCGTTGGTACACGACGAGCGGCAGCGGCGCGCCCTGTGGGGCAATCAGCGGGTACACACGCGTGCTGATGAGCGAAGAGACGGCCGTGCGGCTCGTCAGGCGTGCGTACAGAAATGCTTCTGGGGCTTCGGGCAGGCTCATGGCGTGTTCCTTATGCCACCGTTACCGGATCTGAAAGCGGTCCATCCCCAACGGCGTTCACGGCGCGGACTTGCATCACGGAACCGACTACATACGTGTCCGAACTAGATTCGGTCCACGGATTGTTTGGGTCGTCAGGCTCCACCAGAACGCCGTTTCTGTAGAGCTTGTACCCCGTGAGAGCAGAGCCGCCGTCACTGGGAGTTGTCCATTGAATCAGTTCCGTATCCCTAGCCGTGTAAATCACAGGAGCGGAAGGAACAGTAGGCACGAAAGATGCGTCTCTTTTTTCAGTGCAGACGATTTCCTGATAATCCAGCCTGTCGTGTTCCGTTATTTGGCCGATCTCCAGAACCCTGTTTCGGTACACAATCCGCATGGCTGACGTGAGACCGTTGAGGTAACGAATCCGCACCTTGTGGCTCATGAATCCAACGGCTTCGGCGTACCGCTCAGTTTCCCGAGCCGACAGCGGCTGCACGTCGGCCCACACGGTGGCAAAGGTTGACCACGTTAGCACCGGCTCGCCAACCTCGTTTGCCGTTGGAGACGGTTGCTGAATCGTCACGCGTGTCCACATTTTTCCAGCAGGAAGCATCATCAGCAATAACTCCCCCACCGCAGCGTGTTGAGCATCGCTTTGACGCCAAACGGAACCTCATTCAAGGCCGCCTCTTGGGCTGCGTCACGGTTGCTCCACAGTTGCGAGACGATCAGGAGAATGGCAGACTTCACCGGGGCCGGCACGCTCGTGCCGTCTGACGAGTAGCCAGCCCACCACGTCACCGTGACGCTGTTCTGATCAACAAGGTGCGAGGGCCACGTCTGGCCGTACAGCGGGCGGCAAACCCCCGGCGTGGCCTGGCGGTCCACCCGGTACGACGTGGAGTCCAGCGTGGCCGTGGTGCCGCTCACAGCGGGCGTGTACGTGATCGTGATGGCCGTGGCCGTTCCGGCCGTCACCATCGGCGGGCGTGGCAACTCCAAGTCCAACTGCGGCACGGTGCCTTGGCGGCCGTCAATGTTGTTGCCGTCCGCCTTCAAGCCAAACTGCACCGGCGAGCCGATGGCCCCGTAGAACGAGTCCACGCGCATCTGCCACCGCGTATTACAAAACGTCCGGTCGCAATAATCCTCAGCCCAACGGGTAGCCGCCGTGATAAGGTTGCCAATCAGGGCATCGTCGTCTGTGTTGTCAATGCGCAGGTGCAGCTTGGCCTCTGCCAGCGTTACGGGGTTGCTGGCGGGTTCCGTACTGCGAATAAGGCTGCGGTATCTCATCGGCGCTTTCTCCTGCGCGGTGCGTCTGCGGTTTCCACGTCGCGGCGCTCAACGGTCGCCACCTCGAGCAGGGGCTGCTCCTCGACGTGATTGACGGCGTAGCCATGCAGCACAAGGCTCTTGGCTGGCCCCTTGTCCATCACGATCACGTCACCGCGTCTGTACGCTTGGTAGGGCCGAACGAAACGGATACGGTCTTGATCATCTCTCATGCGCTTATCTCCCCGTGCTCAATGCTGCCCCACGCCTCGGGCGGCCTGCGGCCACCCTTGTTCCAGTAGTCGCTGGGGCTCTGGTAGACGGGCTTGAGATCCCGGCCCGGCCAAGTGAACTTGAGTTCTGCGTGGCCAATCGCCACCTGTGGGGCAATGCCCAGCGTGTTGCCAGCGGCCTTGAACTGACGCCAGAAGTGAATATCCGGGTCTGTCCGCGTCACTTCGCCGGCCGGTGCGTCACCCCAATGGCCATCTGGCCTGGGCGTGCCAAGAAACCACGGGGCAGCCGTCCGCTTGAGTGCTGACGAGCGGATAAGCGTGCAGCCGAAATGGGCCGTTTGGACGGGTTGAACGACAGCTTCAAACCACGCATTTGGCAGCTGCACCATGCCAATGGTGCCGTCGTGCCCCTCGGGCGTGAACATGGGCACGCCCTCGTCACGCTTCGTCTGCAGCGGGGCCACAGCGTCGTACCCGCTGATCAGCGCCGCCGTCATCAGACGCTGGATAGTGTCGGCCTCGTATACGCTGTCAAAATCGACAACTAGAACCCAGTCAGTCCGTTCAATCATGTCCAGCAGGACACGATCTAGGCACTGCTCCCAGAATGCCCCCGTGAATTTGGTAGGGCGAATGTTCAGCGGCAGCAGGCTCTGCATCGTGCAGAAGAAGTTGTCTTGAAAGCCCAAGCGGGGCACAGAGAACGCCGCTTCGACTCGCAGATCGTGCTCAATGTTGCCTACGCGAAACTTCACAAGTGCTCCTTGGTAAACGCCAAACGGGCGGCCGGGCGAACCCAGCCGCCCGCTGTTGGGCGTTTTATCAAGCGTGTCCAGCGTCAGAGGCTGGCGTAGTTGTTCACGCCAGCCGTGGTGGCATCGGTCGGGAACGATTCGGCCTTGCTGAGCCGAGCATTGGTGACAACTGCCACCGTGTTGCCGGGGCTCGTCACCACCGTCAGGTACCGCTTGCGGCCACGCAGGTCAATGTTGAACCGAGCAACAGCACCGACGTTCGCGCCGGTCGTGCTGCCGGCACCAGCCGTCACCGAAAGGCCGGACACGTCCGCTTGGCCGGAGCCACTGGCGTCCGACTCCTGCACCTTCAGCACGCTGGCGTAGGACGAGGTGGCAGCCGTGAACGGGCTGAACACCACGTCGATGGCCGCATACTTGAAACCGAGCGTGTCGATCTCGTGCGAGTGCGTGGCCGAAGCCGCAACGCTCGCCGCAGCCTTCGTCACGCTCTTATTGCCGCTGGCATGGTTCATGGTTCAAAGTTCTCCGGGGAAGGGTGAGTCAGGTTTAGGCAAGCTTGAGAGCCACGACCGGGCCAGCTTCGGTGGTTGAGCCGAGCGAGTGGCATACGATATCGAGCCTTTGAACAGCCCTGAATGCGGTAGCATCCTGTTCGAAGTAGCGCTGGTCGCTGGACGCAATCTGCATGTCGGACTTGACCGCCATGATTCCAGCCAGCGACAGGTCGCCAACGTAGGCAGCGATGGTTCCAGTGGTGGGGGCAGCCGTCATCTTGAGCACCCAGACCACAGGCAGGCCAAGGAACGTGTTGGGCGTGCCCTGGGCGAGGTTCGCAGCCGTGTTGCCGCCCGACAGGGCACCGATGGTGCCGCTGCCAGCCGTGCCGCTCGACAGCATCATCCGCTGCACGCTGTTGTGATACACGCTGGGGTGCATGTACCACGCCGAGGTGCCGATGGCGTAGCGGGGAAGCTTCGCCAGAGCACCGAGGTAGTCGTCAATGTCCAGGGCCGCAATCGACGTGTTGCCGGTGGCTGCCGTTGCAATCGACGCGGTGTGCTCTCCGTCATCAATCTGCACGAGGCCACGGATGCCGCCGTAGGTGCTGGTGCCGGTGCCGTTGAACGCGGCATCGTCAATCGCACCCGACAGCGAGGTGGCGTATTCCTGGGCAAGCCACGACGCAACCGAAATCGCGTTGTCGGCTAGGAGCTCGTTGCTCACCTTCGTGGCACACGCCAGCTTCTTGGCAACCAGCTGCACCATCGTCGCGGTCGGGTCGCTCGTCGTGATGGTGCTATTTTCTCCCAACCAATACGAGGTCACGCCCGTCAATCTGCGCGGGACGAGAAGGGTATCGCTCGACATGGTGACGTTCTGGAAAACATTCATTGCCACGCCGAAGCGCTCAACCAACCTCACGATCGTATTGCTGAAATCCTCAAACACGAGGGCACCGCCGAGGCTGTTCACCTGGCCGCCCATGTCGCGGTACTCAGCGCCGAGGTGGTCCGAGCACCACTGCCGGGCGTTCCGGTCACCGAAGTGAGCCTTCAGCCACTGGCCGCAGCGGTGGGCCATTTCGGGCGACTCAAAGATGCCGGGCTTGTAGCCACGGGTCGAAATGGGCTCGATGCGGGTCTTCACGTCGGTTGTCTCCACGGGTGCAGCGCGGTGCAGAACCTTGAGCAGTTCAGCCTTGCGGGCCTCAGCGGCCTCGCTCTTGGCAATGGCGGCCTTGATCCGCTCAGCCTTGGCCAGCAGTGCGTCGTACTTGGCCTGGCGGGCCTCGACGGCCTCGACGGCGGATCGCTCGCCCTCAACGGGCATGCCATCGGCGTTCTCTACAGCCTCGTCAGCAGCAACCTCTTCATCGAGCATGCCGAGCTCAGCGAGAGTGGCGGCGAGTTCGTCGAGAAGTTCTTTGACCTTGCTGGCGGCCATGTGTGTGGCTCCTGTGTGCGGTAGGTGGTGACCTATTCGCACGGTAGAGCCTTGGCTGGCACTCCTTGCAGAATGCGTGCTGCGAGTAGTTACCTAGTTAGGTAACGAGCGCCGGCGAATCTCGCACGACTTCACGCACTGCTTCGCAGTGTGCCGGCAGTTCGGGCACCGCAGATATCGCGTGCAGACGTTCGCCTTTTCCACAGACGCATACACGCCAAGACGTGCAGAGCGGCAGTGGCCGCAAACATCACCCGACTTTGTGGCCATGCTGCCTCAAAAACCTACGAATCGCCTTCTCAGACTTCGCATCCCGTCGAAGTTCCGGCAGCTTCAGCGCCGGTCGGTGCGATTGTAGAAACCGCTCATAGCTGCGAACCGCCACGCCCGTAGTGGCCTGCTCATACGCTGGCGTCAGGACTGGGCTAACGTCATAGACGCCCTCCACGGAAATCACGCTACGCAGGGCCGTGCCATCTTCGTCCTTGTCCCACGACTCCTCGCCAATGACGAATGCGAATGAACTTCCCCACACGTCACCTCGAGCGATCAGCGTGGAAAGATCCCGGCCCAACTGCGTGTCTGGCACCTCGACGCTGTACCGCATGCCCTCGTCATCGGTGTCCACCGTCAACGTGCCGCTGCGTGTTGAGCCCAGCACGTAGTTGGGGTCATGATTCCACAGGGCCACGACCGGGTGCGACTGCTCTTTGAGAGCGCGGGTAAACGCCCCCGGCATGATCTGCTCGCGGAACGTGCCCAGCATCGTGCTGCGTACGTTGTACTTGGCCGCATAGCCCCCGATATACGCCTTGCCGGCTTCTCGGGTTTCGAGCGTCAGCGGAAGAGCCACGCAGCGGCGTTCCATTTCAATGTTCATGTTTCGGCCCTCGTTGTCTGCGGCATCCATCTGCCGAGTGAGTTTGTTTGCCCATGCCTGGCCGGGATCGCCGCCCCACAGAGCCCAGGCGATACGCCCAGCACTGGGAAACCCGTCTTCGCTTGGCTGGAATCCTTGGCCCTTCTTGTCCACCTCATGACGAGCGAAATACGACGCCATGCGGCGTGCAGTGTCGGGGCTGATATTCGTGCCGTTGGACAAGTCACGGGCACGGGCCACGCCAATGCCTGTTCCGCCACGGTTGAACTCGTCGCGCCATGCCAGCCCTCTGGAGGCCTCCTTGCGGACACCATCAGGTGGCGTGAAGTCGATGTTGTCGTACTTAGCCACGCTTGCGGCTCCCACGTTTTGGCTTCGCCTTCTCTTCAGGCGGCGGGGGCGGCAGCGGGTCAATCTTCGTCAGCGTTGAGAACTTGTGGCCTACCTGCGTGTCGGTCTTCTTCCAGCCGCCTGAAACTTCTTGGTAGACGCTGATTAGCGCAGCTGGATCGTCCGCAGTTCCCTCAATATTGAAATTGCTGCCCGGCACGTTGATCGTGCCGTCGCGCACCACGCGGTCAATCTTTCCACGACCACGGCCGCCCGACGAATTCCACGACACAAAGTCGCCAACGTCCACGGCGTCTGGGGCAGAACGCGGCACCGGGCTAACAGGATTAACGGCACCTTCTGGCGGCGTCACGCCATTGAGCAAGTCGTCGGTGTACGACACGGGCAGGTTGTCGGCCGGGGCAGGCTCGCCAGCATTACCAACGCTGGCATCGGCCGCGATGCCCTGCATCGTGGTCAAGTTCATCTGCATGTACCGCTGATCGCCTTCTGGGCCAATCGGGTTCATGTTCAGAACCTCGCGGCACTCGTTGACGCTGTAGATGCCGGTCGTGAGCATTGTCTGCAGCCATGCACCTTGGGCGGCCAAGTCGCCACGCAGCAGGCCACGGGTATCGAACTCAGCGAAGTACACCTCGTCCTGCGTCACCAAGTCGCGTGTGATGGCGGATTCCCAACGGCGGAACCACGGCAACAGCGTCTGCTGCACCAAGTCGATGGCGGCCTGCTCCTGGCTTGCGTAGCCAACCTTGGTTTTGTCTTGCACATACGACGGGTCTACCCGGTACGCACGGCAAATCTCAACCGTCTGATAGGCCCGCGTCTCAAGGAACTGGCTCGCCTCGTTGGACGCCTGCACGTCCTTCCAATGCACGCCCTGCGGCAGCACGGCCGTTCTATGAGCCCGGTCAGCGCCCCTGTGAATTCTCTCAAACTGCTCACGCAGCCGCTCGGCAGTTTCAACCGTGATCGGGTTGTCGCTTTCCATCAGCCCCGACAGCCGGCAGGCGTTGCCGAAGTACGATCCGCCGTGAGCCTCAAGGGCTTGGGCCAGGGCGATAGCGTCACGCGAGAGCGTGATGGGCAGCATTCCAGTCACGCCGTCTTGGCTCAGCCACCGCAGGTGGAAAATCTGATCCTGCCGGTAGTAAGACTCGGTGCCGTTCTGCTCGCGGTAGCAATAACGCAGCGTGCCGTCCTCCAGCTGCTTCACCGTCATGCGGCTGGGGTGCAGCGGCCAGAGCTCAGTGACAGCCCCGGCGGAACCGCTGCGGATCTCAGCGTAGGCGTTGCCGTACAGCAGGCAGTGGGCCGTCAGCATTTCGCGAAACTCAAACGACGTTTGCCAGCCGTTGGGTGCCTGCGAAAGAATCCGATACAGCGGCAGATCGCGGGCACGCTCTTTGCCGCCCTCTTGCAGACGCCGATACAGGTGTAGCGGAATCGTGGCCACGTTCTCGGCAATCAGCCGCACGCAGGCCAGCACCGCCGAGCACATCAGCGCCGTTTCAGGCGTGATGCGAACCCCGGCCGGGCCTCGAGCAGGTGACTCGCTCCACCCGTCGCCGTACGAGCCACGCAGATCAATGATGCGGTACGACTTCTCGGGCGTCTCGGCGTTGGCGATCATATCGTGTGGATGTCCCAGGTTTGTTCTGGCTTCGGTGCGGTTGCCGTCTGCCACAGGCCAACTGCTTCCACGAGTGCCACCATGCCGTCAATGCGTTCGGTGCTCTTGCTCTTGCTCAACTTAATGTCGCCGGCGTGGTTCATCTCAATGGCGACGTTATTGGCCATCCATCCGAGAAGTTGGTTATTGGCGTGCCGCAGCTTGCCTCCGAGAACCAACGTCTCCAAGAACTTGGCTGGGCTCGACATTGAGCCGAAGCCCTGCCTAAAGGCTACGATGTCATAGCCGTCTGCTTGCAGTTGCTGGGCGACGTGTTGGGCATTCCAGGGATCAATTCCCATCTGCCGAATCACGAAACGCTTGCTGATTTCGTTGATGTCTCTCCGCACGGTGTCGTAGTCGGTGGCATTGCCGTCCGTGAGCCGTAGCAGCGGCCCGTACTCGTTGCGTTCTTTGGCCCAGTCCAGATAGGGCACCTTATCCCGGTGTGCCCGGCCTTGGGCGTTCTCGGAAGCAGCCCAAAAGAATGGCAGCACGTCAAAGGTGCCATCATCGTCAGGAAAGAGATACACGGCGCAGGTCAGGTCCGTGGTGCTCGACAAGTCCAGTCCAACGTACGCCTGGCGGCCGTCGAGTGGTCGCAACTCGCCGCCGCACGCAGCCCACTTGTCGGGCAGAATCCATCGCACGTCTGACGCCGTGGCCACGTCAAGCCGATATCTCAAGAAAGAATTGAGTTTTGAAGGACTGTTCTTGGCTTCTAGTGCGTCTGCCGCAAATGACTCCAGCGTGATGGTGTGCCCCAGCGACGGGTTAGCCTTGTGCCACGTCGCCTCTGCAAAAGGGTCATCGGCTTCGTCGGCCTTGAACACACAGCCGAAGAAGGCCGGGTCTAGCTTTGGGTCTGCCTTGCACCGCTCGGCATACGTTCGCTGTTCCCACCACAGAGCCTTGCGGTCCAACTCCCCGGCCGTGGTGATGGACAGCAGCAGCGGCTGCCGGCGGGAAGCACCGCCGTACCTGAGCGCGTCCCACAGGCGGCGATCGCGTTGGGCGTGGAGCTCGTCAAAGAGCAGGGCGTGAATGTTCAGCCCTTCAGCCCGAAACGCATCGGCACTCAGCACCCGGTAAAACGAGTTGCTGGCCCGGTGAATGATCGTCTTCCGCGAGTCCACCACCTCAAGCACCTTGGACAGGGCAGGCGAAGCCCGCACCATCGCTGCGGCCTCCCTGTAGATGATGCCAGCGGATTCTCGGTCAGTGCATGCCCCGTAGACTTCGGCCCCTGGCTCCTCGTCGGCCAATAGCATGTACAGGGCGATGCCAGCAAGCAGCGTGCTCTTTCCGTTCTTCTTCGGCACCTCAATGTAGGCCACTCGGCGCTGCCGCATGCCATCGGGTTTCAGCCTGCCGAAGAGCTCGCGGAAAATGTCGTGCTGCCACGGCAGTAGCGTGAATCGCTCGCCTGCGTGCTGTCCTTTTGAGTGACGCAGCACACCCTCAAAGAACCGCACCACTCGTCGGTACTTAGCCTCGCCAGCCGGCGAAAGACTAGGCACCTTCTGAGGCAAAGAACGCTTCAAGATCGTCTTTGGGCGTTTCGGCTTTCGTCCCAAGTCGCACCCTGCTGCTCGGTGTCAGC